GAACACAAGTCCGCATCGAGATAGAGAATGCGCCCATCGTAGCAATTCTCATCGAAGTAGCGCGTGCTATCCGCCGCCGGTGCGAAGGTGCGCCCCGTGTATGCGTCTACCCACGCCTGGGCAGTTGCGATGGCGTCATTCAGTAGCGCGCCATGTTCGCTTGATGTAATGCCCAGATATTCGCTCAGTTCCTCAATCGTCGTGTAGGCCATTACTCAGTAGCCCCCATATGCCGCCCGTTCTGCGTGCGACTTGCCACCTTGTCCAGCCAGTGCACCATCGCACCGCTATCGAATACCGCCTTGATAAACGTCCAGTCGCTGGCGTAATGCCCCGGCGTGAACGCGTGTTTGCACTGTTGCCATGTATGTCGGCGCACAATGAAACTGCTGCAACCCTGCTTGCCCTCGGCCACCCCCCAGCGCCAGGTGCTGTCATCCGGTAGAATCCCCAACTCGGAGCCGTGATCCATCTTTACCATGATCACGTCCACTTCCGGCTTCTCCTGAGAAATTGTCTTCACCCAGTGCGCCAGCGTCGGCAGGATGCATTCATCGTCATCATCCAGAATCCAAACCCATTCACCTACCGGCGTGTACGCGGCAAATGCGTCATATGTCGCACCGATACCGACACCTGCCGCGTCTTCAAAGATGACGTGTCGGTACAGGCTACTTGGCAGGTTTGCTACGCTTTTGCGGTTTCGTTCCAGCGCCTTCGGACGCTTGTGCGTGCGCGTCAGGACTTCCAGTAACATAGCCCGCCCGTTCCAGTTCGCTTGCCAAGTCAACCGGCAGGTCGTACTCGTTGCCGACCTCCAGCCGTACACTCTGCCGATTGACGGATACCGTCACATTCTGCGCTGCAACTACTTTCATTGTCTGCCCCAGTCCACTGACAGACGGCCATAGAATCTGCCCGTCCTCTACATGCCCGCACAACACGCCGAAATGCGCCCATTGTTCCACATTGTGAGATATGCAATCGCGGGCAAATGGGACATCCGGCGCTGTCGCCCCCGTCGCTGCCCCGTCGTGAAACGGAAACCGTTCCACTATGTCACGGCGTATCAGCGTGCAACCGAACCCGACACCCGACACTCGGATAGGTTTGCCTGTCGTGATGTCGGGCATACGGCGTGGGTGCAAGGATAGACTTTCGCCCAGGGCGCGTGTCCCGTTGTATTCCCATGCGTTGAGCATCTTCGTTCCGTGCCTGAGCAGGTAGACGCCATAGGCTACGGGAACATCCAGCGCAACCAGTTTGTCGAGTGCGTCCACGGGCGGAACCATGTCATGTTCGACCGTTAGCAAGGCGTCCCAGTTGCCGGCAAGGAACACGTCGCGAAGGTGCTGATAGGACGCCACTACGTTACGCAAGTCAGGCGCTGGATATGGATTATGGTCTATGACCTCCCATTGTCCCGCCCCATTCATGGCACGGACGGCTGTGACCGTTTCCGGTCGCAACTTATCCGCGTAGGTCGGCGTTCCTATCAGCACGTTCATTCGCTATGCGCTCGGGTGAGTCGCGTACTGAATTGCCTCGGCTTGCAGCACGCCGAAGACCGCATCAAACCAGAACCACATTCTGGTTTGCCCCGTTGCAGCCGCCGTGTACGGGTCATTCAGTATCTGAATGGACGTGCCCTGGCGGAAGCCCATGAAGTTGAAGTTGCCAAAGAGCAGCGACTTGGCCGATGCTCCCAACGCCGTGGCGTAGCTGGAGCGGTGAACCGGATAGCCGAAGCCAGGCGTTTCGCCAGCAAAGCCCGGGTTGAACGTGAATTGACTCGTACCGAACAACTGGCGCAGATACGAGTAGGTGGTCGGGTGCATGATCCATGCAGCGCCGTCCTGGTACTCCGGCATGAGTTTGCCTTCGAGTTCGGGGATCTCGCCCGCCCCGATTGCCGCGGCGGCGTCCAGCGTCAAGCCCGCCGTGCCATTTGCCAGCGCCTCGGTGATCAACAGGCTGTTCTCCGTCGCCGCTACACCACGGGCGACCCAGTCGTTGACGAACGCCATCAGGCTTGCATCCTCGTCACGCAGCAGCTCCCAGCTGAGCGTAATGTACTTGCCGTACTTGACAAGCGTCATCGCCTTCTGGCTGATTGCTGGGGCATCCTGTCCGATGTTGCCGGCCTCTGCGACTGACGTGAAGAGCACGTCCGCTTCAGCGTCAATCGGCACGTTGACCGTGAGTCCCTTGCCGGGGATGTTGCGTAAACCCAGTTTGGGAACCAACGACATTTCGTCGCGCCGTGCGATGATCTGGTTGTACAAGCCGGTCGGCACGGCATAGCCGCCGTCTGCCGGCGTACCGATGTTCATGTCGGTGTTGTTGTACGCCTTGATTCCACCAGCGTCGCCGGTGCGCAGGTAGTGCGCGAATGCCTTGACTTCCGTATCGCCCAAGCCCGTCTTGTTGACGTTGGGCATGGCGATGGGTTGCTCGTTTACCACGGGCTGCGCTGCCAGCGCCGCCTTGACCGCGGAATCCACCGCGGCTTGAATCTCTGTTGCGTCCATTTCTGGAATCTCCTGTGCTTCTGGAACCTCGGTAAAGGGCAGTGGCTCCTCAATCGCCGGTGGCTCTGCGGGCGCGCTACCCGCCTCTGGCTCCGTGGCCTTGATCTCGTTGCCTGTATCGTCATCGGGAATTGCACCCGTTAGACTCTTGATGCTTACCATGTTGCGCGGTTCTGCCGGGGTCGGCGTCAATGAGGCGTCAAGGCCAAGCGGCCAATGCGTGATCCGCATTGCCTTGCCCTCAGGCTCCCTTTCTACAAGGTTTGGCGCCGTTCCGCTTGACCAACCCAACTTGCCCTCTTCAGCCAGCGCGTAGACTGCCCGCTCGTACTCGTCGCGCAGTTTCAATTGCGCCTCGACCCATACGCCTACATCGTCTGAAGTCAGCGTGGCGCTGCCGAGTTTGCGCCGTTTCAGGTTGCCATCCAGCCCGTGCTGATAGTACACGGTGGACTTTGCCGGAAACTCGGCGTCAAAGTCAGTGCGCGCATCGAAGAAATCGCCGGTCAGGTCGGGCGCGTTCTGGTCGGTGAATCGCACCAGATAGCCCGCCACGCGCCCGTCTCCCAGCGCCTTCACCTCGTTGCCCAACGTCTCCACCACCATGAAATTGGTCATATGTGAACCGATGTCACCCATTATCTCTACCGTCCCATCTGCCTTGTAATGCAACCCGGCGCGCACGTGGTCTTGACAAAAGAAATGCGATTTCCCTGCTCTCTTCCATCGCGAACCATCTTGCGTTTCGTAGGTGTCTGCAACCATCCAGTATTCTTCTGTGTCAATCTTTCCGCACACTTCGCACGGTTTTAGTGCTTTCAAGTCACGTATACTTGCCATTGTTACCCCCTCGCCAGTGCGTTATGAATCGCCCGGCGAAACCTCTCCACGATTGTGTCCGTATGCATTTCTATCGCTTGCTTGTCGGTAGTCCAACGCCCCTGATGCATCCATGCCTGAAACTGGCTCGATTGCACCCACGGCGCGTAGGTCGTATTGTTGCCGACGATACCTGTTACTCCGTTCGGTGATTGCGTAACTTTGCGCGTCCACCGCCTGCCCAGCGTCTTGGTGCGCCGATACTTGCTCTCCGGGCGTGCAACCGGATACACCTTCATCTCTCGTTGCACCAAACTCACGGCTTCTTCCATCGGCTTGCGTAGCACCGCCGGCCCCTCAACCTTGCCCAGCTTGCGGATGAGTTCGTCAACCCCCTCAATGCGGATGGTCATTGCAATGGCTCCAGCGCACCGACCACCGGCGCAAGGTCGCACCGACAATTAGGATGGGCGGGTGGGCAGTCGCTTTCGGGTGCGTCAATCGGCAGCATCTTGCCTGCCAACGCGCCGCAAATGTCGCAGACCAATTCGTCGTTGGCGGTCATCCATTCCATCTGTTGCACGCCGGCCGCCCTGTACGATTCACGATTGCCCTGGGCGAATGCCCGTGTTGTCTCAGTCGCCGCAATGAGTGAAGCACGCCTGTCACCGAACACGGGTGCAATGTCACGAATGAGCGCCGATAGCGGTTCACCGTTGCCCGCCCACCGGCTGACGGACTCCTGTAGTGCCCGTCGCGTGTTGTCCGTGATGCCGCCAACCAGTTCATACGAATAGCGACTCGCCGCCTCCCGTGCACGGGCATTGACAAGCGTGTAGTCGAATCCGATGCTGCCCAACTGGTCAATGGCCACGGTTACACCCAGGTCGCTACTGTCAATAAGAACTCTCTCGAGTACGTCACGGAACTTGGCGCGCCCGCCTTCCAACCGCGTCGCCCAGCCCTCGATCCCCGCCTCAGACATGCCCGGCGGAAATACTTCCCGCAACCATTCGCGCAAGCCCTTCTCGACCCGTGTTGCGTTCTGTGCCTCAAGAGCGAGCTTGATTCTGTGCTCGGCTTCCGGGTCACTCGGGTCGAGTTGCAAGCGCACGGCCTTATACCAGTCACGGATACTCTCCCCGCCAAAAGGGGCGGCGCTATGGCCGAGCAGCGCCTCCTTATCCGTATCGCTCAGGATGTCCGACTTGAACGCCGTTACATCCGGTTCCTTGCGTTTGGCCGCCCATCGCTTGAACCTTGCCGCTTCCGCTTCCCGTTCCTGTGCGTCCGCATCATCTTGCGACGTTGCATCCATGCCCACTGGTTGCAATTGCATGGGTTGAGGTTCCGGGTCAAGGTCTTCGTAGTCAATCCCCTCCGGTAGGTCAATCCCGAGTATCTGCGCGGCAATGGACGGCTTTACGCCAGCACCCACATAGGCGGCGAAACTGGTCGCCCGCTCGTTTTCGTCTGCCTGATAGACGGGCATTTGTTCGGGGCGG